TACTTTATACCTTCGATACTTAAGATATTCGAAGATAACTCACTCAAGCTAATGTTTTGGCCGAGTTTATTGTTACGAGGATCAAAGAAATCTTTAATAACAGTAGCAACACGACTACGTAATGTGTCTTTCTGTATCTTATTTGTATTTTCACGTACAACAACAAGTTTACAGTTGTCAGCTATTGTTGTTTGAAGTACTGACTTATTAGAGAAACCTAGTCTAAATGTTACATACACTGGGTCACGTGGCACTACTTCAGTGTTAATCATTTTAATGTCTTTTGTGATATCAACAATTAAATTCTTGAAAGCTGTAGACATATATTCTGGTGTTTGACTGTCTACCTCAACATTGAATGTAGGAACTGTAAACACATTAATATTGTTAAAGTCGCAGCTGTCTGCAAAGTTAACCTGATTGAGTAATACTCTATTTACCTTATTTGGATCTACACTAATGTTGTAGAAGTAGTTTATATAGCTATCTAAGAATTCAGTGTTAGATGCAACATAGATTGATTGGGCAAGACCTGTTAGATTCTTTGATAAAAACGAGGTATAATCCTGAGATGTTACAAGTCGTAAATTGCTTGCAACAAAACCAGGAGTATTTTTTCGTATCTCGTCTACTGTCTCGCCTTCAGAGATTATACTAGAGTTATTTGGGTTAGTAAACGCAATGTTTTCACTCAATGCATTTGTCACTACTGTACCTTGCAAATCTGGTTCTACATCAGTGTAGATAGTTTCGAAAAGCGAAGTCGAATAGTTAAAGAGCTTGTTACCGCTTATTGCGTTTTTAGATATAACACCTACAACATTATTACTGAGGATGTAGTATACAATAACTTCATCTCCTTGTTCTAGTTTTCTACCAAAAACACCATTGCCAAATTTAACTTCGTAATTGCCGTTTTCATTAAGTCTTAGATCATACGATCTATCACTTGCACCAGCGAGATACAGGCTATTTGATTCAGCATACTCATAGTATTTGCCTGAAGTAGCTTCTTTAACATATACTGAAATCGTACCATTAGCAATAAACTTAAGTGTGGTAGAGTCAACTATATTGTCTACAACAATAGGAAATGTCTCATATTCTTCACCTGAAGCTACATAGACCGGATATTGTTCAACTGTACCTTGGTACAAAACTACATTATTGTTAATACTGTCTAGCGTTTGAGTAGCTGTTTCAGTTTTTGTGAATGTGTAGTTCTTTAAAAATGTATATTGAATATCATCTACAAGAAAGTACGAATACTTTCGAATAGTGTAACTCCCTACAGGTAAATTTGCATTAGCTGTTGCGTTTAGCGTGCATATCGATGTTTGCTTACCAGTTGGTTTGTATCCAACAAGGTTAACAATCTTATTCATATTTTCATAAAGAGTAGCTTGCGAAAACGTAGATTCAGACGCTGTTGTATTGAGGTAGAACATCAATACATGGTATGAGTAAGCTATTATGTCAATAATAGAAGACAGGTTACTACCATCATAGATTTGATCAGTAAAATTCTCATTTGTATTGAGTCTCTTAATGATGAAGTCCTTGAGCGTAAGTGCATCAAATGTCACATAAGCGTCTTGAGGTAGTTTATAATCGATGTTTTGTTCTGGTCTTGACATAGTTAGTAGTATCCATTACTGTTAAGTGCATTCTTCAACGACACTCCGTATATATTTAACGAAGGAACATCAATCTGAAGGGTTATATTGTATTGATTATTATCTGGGTCTGGCGTAACAGTTACACCTTGTACTGTTACTCTTGGTTCAAAGCGAGGTAGGTTGTTAAAGATGTCATCTCTAATGAAGAACGCTGTATCTGCTGTGATTGGTTCAAAGAGATACTGACGTAAATCAATCCCATACTCTGGTGATAGTATTTTCTGACCAGGCGATGTAAGAAAGCATGTTTTTATACTGTTTTTGACAGCATCGAGATCAAACAAAGCAACAATATCGTTTAACTTTGCTTTTGTGTTGAGTTGATTATTATAGGTATAACCATCTTCAAAATCGAGTAATACATCCTTATACAGGAATCCCTTCTCTAATGATGCCTCTTTACCTTTACTCGGAGCAATATTTGTAAGCTTTAAACTTATCACTCAAATATTTATTACCAATCCTGGCAAGCAGCGTGTTTTGGGGTACCAGGTTTAGCACTTGAGCATTTGTGTCTTGCTCTAAACGATTTACGTCTCTTTGGATTAGACTTTTTAACTCTCATATTAGGATCACCCCAATGAATTCTCTTGTATCCCTTACCACTAGGATTTTTAACACACTTTGTATACTTCTTACTTTTAAGAGGAGACGATGCTTTTTTTGTAGCACGCGTACATCTCGAGCCTTTAGCTGCTTCAGTTAGTAGCTCTTCTACAAGTTTGTCAAATTCCATACATTTATTTATCACTATGCATAAATATTCTTATGACAAAACGTAACAAGTTCGTTTCACTATATGAATCTTACATGAAGAGATTCCAACGAGGTGGATTTCAAGTTGGAGATGTATTCGTGTTCAACAAAAACTTTAAAAGCGACGAAGGGTATAAACAATTAGGTCAAAATGTTAAGGATCTTATCGATCAAATGATTGAATCAGGCCTTCACATCCGTGTTGTTAACATTAAAGATACAGCTCCTCAAAGATATCCTGCATCAGATGCAGGCTCTTCGTTAGAAGTTAATCTCGATCTTGCAGTTGATACAGGTGGTGGTAGATACATGCATTATGTTACTATTCCATGCTGCTTAGGTGAACCTATTAGATATGGTCAGAACCTACCACCTATTCCTGATGCAATGAGACGTGTCGACAAGGTGAATATTAAGCCTGAAGAGTATGTAGAAGATGAAGAGCATCCTTCTAATAAATCAGAACGTAAGCTCGCTACTAAAAACACAGTTCTTAAGCATACTAAAGAGCCATACACTGTTAACTACGTCAAAGGTTTGAAATAACTATATTATATAAAAAAAACTTTACTAACTAATAAATAATAATTATATGAGTTCAGCAAAAAAAGATACAGATATGCTTATGGAAGCATACGAACAGGTTTTAGAAGAAGGTCTATTTGATCGCTTTAAAGCTCGTGGTGCACAAGCTATCGGCGCAGTAAAAGGAGCAGGTCAGCAAGTAGCAGGCGGTGCTAAGCAGTTAGCTGGTAAGGCTATATCTAAGGCTGGTGATTATGCACAAAAAGGTGTAGAAGCAGTAGGTGGTTCTGTTGACCCTGGCAAAAATAAATTAACACAGGCAGGTGCTAACCTTCAAAAAACAGGAGCAAAGCAAGTTGGTGCTGGTCAACGTGCTGGCGAAGAAGCTAAATATAGATCATATATCAGCAACACCGTTCAAACACTTATTACTGATCTTACCAAGTTAGGTATGGATGTTAATGATGAAGCTGCTCTTTCTAAAGAACTTACAGATGTTATTACTAAAAATCTTAAGTATGTTACTAAGAGCGGACAACTAATGACTAAAGGCAAAACGACTTTTGGTAGCAAAGTAGTCTAATTGACGCATTCCAAGTTAATCCAGCAAGCGAAAATTGGAGAGAACTTCTTTAAGTTCTCTCCAATTTTTTACGTTAAAAGTGTTTCTATATTTTTCTATAATGCAACGCTTTGATAGTTGTAGTGCTATTTCTATTTCTTGAAGATTGCATCCACGTGCTACGAGGCGTATAAATTTATCCTTATCAAATTCTTTATAATTGCTATTCTTATTTGCTCTTTGTGTATTAACGTAATCGATACCATAACTATTGCAGTACTCTTTTAGAGTTGTATTAGGGTAAAATTTTGACTTTAACGTATTTACATTAATTTTTAAAAGTTTACCTATCTCTTTATTAGTACGCTGCTCTTTGAGATATTTTACAAAAAGCTCTTCTGTTATATCTAGACGTGTCATATGATTATATTTTACTATACTATGCGAATCGCAATACTGTCTTAATGTTTTGTCAGGATAAAATCGACGCTTAAACGTGTCTTTATTAACTTTTAGCTTATTTGATATATATGTTATATCATAACCTTCGCGTAAAAGCATAATAAACGTCTCCTCTTCTAGATCGTGTCTGTAATTATTATTGTGCTGACCAGAGCTCGCACCCTGTCCTCCTTGTTGAAGGTTTAGTAAAACACCGCCTTCACTCCTTAATCCGTACTGTTTAATATATTCTTTCTCGAGATTATACGCAGCCTGTTCAGATTCTATGTTTTCATATAGAATACGAGCAATATCTTGCATTGTCCACCCGCATTTTTGCAACTTAGCGAGTTTATTTTTATGTATATTACTTCTGCTTTGTAAACTACGAGACCTATTTTTTGTACCTTTACCTATATAGAATATCTTACAAGTCTCAGGATCTATGTGACAATATATGTAATACATCATATGTATTTATGTCACTATCTTGTTTATTACACTTCTTCTAGATTTATCCAGCAAGCAAAACAATTAATCTCATGATCTGCTACAAATGCAGCTCGCCACAAATGTTCTGCAATTATTGCGATCATCTCTTTCTTTTTGGACTCGTCAATAGGTCTTTCATATAAGAAGTTAAGATAGTCTTTCATCAGAGTATCATAGTCACCATAGAATTGCTCTTCATTCTCGATAAGATGCTTACGTAATTCGATAGAGTTCTTTGAAGATATACTATCAAATATAAAAGTTAGTAGTGCATTACTAGTATTAACTTTCTCGATAGATAGCTCACCGCTGATGCAGTTTTTCTGTACTTCGTTAATACACTTACGTAAATCAGGAAAATTGCTCTTAACCAATTCTACGAACTTCTTCTTCTGATCTTCAGGTATTGTAATACCTTCTTTCTTCAGAATACCATACACAAATCTCACACTATCATCAAGATGAGGCTTGATATCAAGTAACTGACATCTCGACTGAATAGCAGGGATAATCTTATGCTTATAGTTAGCAGTCAAGATAAATCGTGTATACTTAGAGAAAGACTCCATAGTATTACGTAGAGCTGCTTGAGCATTTGAACTCAAGAAGTCAGACTCATCGAGAATAACAACTTTGATACCACCATCAAATGACTTAGTCTGAGCAAAGTTAGATACCTTAGTACGAATTGTATCAATACCGTTCTCATCAGAAGCATTGATATACAAATAGTCGCAACCAAGTATTTCTTTAACAATTACAAGAGCTGTAGTAGTTTTACCAGTTCCAGGGCTACCCACGAAAAGTAAGTTAGGTATCTCAGAATTACCTTGATAATCCTGAATGATACCACGCACCCTCTCAGGGAGACTAATCTCTAAGAGGGTTTGAGGTCTATACTTTTCGCACCAAATTCCGTTTAAGTCAAGAGCCATAATTATCTTCCAGAAGAACCAAAACCATTAGCACCGCGATCGCTTTCTACAGTCTCGCCTTCTTCTACAAGAACATTATAGTTACGATATACAACAAATTGTGCTATTTTATCACCTTTTTCCACAATATATTCAGTATCTGTGTTATTATACAATTTAATACCAGCATTTCCTCTGTATCCGGGATCAATAATACCTGGATGAGGTGAAACACCGTATTTGAATCCTAAACCACTACGACCTTCAACTTTTACCCAGAAGTTAGGTGAAATATCAGCAAATTCAAGGCCAACATCTACAACTGCACTACCTCTAGCAGGAATTGCTTTATTCTCAACGCTATAAACATCAAATCCTACATCACTAGCATTATTTTTCGTAGGTAGCTTTGCATCAGGATGCACTTTCTTAAATTTAAGGAGCGTATCAATTTTGCGTACTTCAACACTTGAGTTAGTGGATACTGTTTGACCATCAGACGGATAACTATATTCGATTTGCATGTCATGATTATATGACTAAATACATAAAAATCAATAAGTAATTTCATGGAAGATTCACTCGACGAAGCAGTCAACGATATTTTATCACAGCTCAAAGATAATACAGCACTTGCGCGTAAAGTGCCGGTACAAGAACAAGATCTTCAAAAAGAAGACTTAGAGAAATATATTATCAGTACATCTGGTAAGTTAATTAACAAAACACTCGGAATTATCGACAATGTACAGGATTATATCAGTTCTGCGCCCGAAGCAAAAGATGTAACTGCGTTAGCAGAACTACTTAAAGCAGCTTCTTCATCAATTGAATCATTAAACAAGGTATATACATCCATTGAGCGCAATAAGACAGTAAAAGAGGTCAAACAAATGGATATTGATTCAAGAGAGAAGATCAATGTTAGTGATAACGCTACTTTCCTATTATCTCGCAAAGAAGTAATGCAAGAACTGCTTAAGAAAGCAGAAGAGCCTGAGCTAAAAGTCGTTGATGTTTAATCGTTCTTTGTAATCGGTTCTTGCTTAGGTTTACTAAGGTCACCTAGCTGCCCTTCGACAGTATGAAGATTGAGTATGGTGTTTTTAGCATCGTTCTTAATTTCGAGTTTAAATTCACGTACTTTATCGCTTTCGAATGCATTACCTATAAGATCCGCACTAATAACAGCTTGTCTTGTATCGCCGCCTTGAAGATATTCACTAATGCGGTGAACTACATACTGAGTCGATACATCTGTGTTACTCTCTTTATCAAATAAGTTTATCTCACGGTTAAACTCATACAATCTGTATGTTTCATCACCGAGAAACTCTTTAATTTTAGGAAATATTTCAGCAGATAGCGATTGTGTATTGGTCCACGATGTTGTATCAGCAACAAGGTAAGATCCATGTGGCGTACTATTATTTGCCTGAGCTGATACTTCTCTCAGCTGATTATCGAGCGCTATTGAGCCTTGAACGCAATTCTGATAGACAGTGTTAGAGGCTTTAGTTAGCTCATTATGAGAATCTAGAATAAACTTAGGTACCTTTTTTAGTGTAAGTACATTTATATCATATACAGTTGTATCTGCTAGTTCAGATATAGGAGTCTCAACTGTAGATCTATTAAGGTTGCCTTGAACGCCTAGAGTATCAGGAGTATTCTTCCAGTACTTTTTATCAAATGTCAATGCACTAAGAAAGCCTTTAAATGGACTGTTTCGAAGCTGTGTTAGGTAGTATGTGATAGTATATTCATCTACTTTCTTACCTATATCTTCTAGTGAATTTATAAAAACTTTTAACTGTTTTACACCAGCTTGATAGATCTTTTTAAAATTTTCCATCAAAGTTTTATCTTCTTCTGAAAAATTTCCTAGAGTGTCGAGATTACCGATAAGCTCCTCTGACTGTTTCTTAGTTAAAAGAACAGCTCTTAAACGTTCAACCTTTTTTGATAACTTATACATCTTTTTCTTGGTATGTAGGCCCTGCAAATGTCTTTACAGCTTTTATTGTGTTTCTATATGTAGCTCCTAGTTTAATATGATCAACTCCGGTTACAAGCCATCTACCAAGTAATTTAGCATCGCCTTTGTTTTTATCATCTTTTGCTTTAACAATATCGATAAATGTACCGGGTTGACGTTTGATATCACCATTAACAGTCAGAGTTATCTGATTGTTTCTAAAGATGAAGTCATTAATCATATTAGCTGTAACTACACCAACATTTTGCTCACGTGAATACGGCAATCTGTATGTCTTAAATTCACCTTCAAGCTTTTCTTTCGACATTGGAAGATATTTCTTCGGCTTACCATATTTCATTTTGAATGGTTCTACGAATTTTTTCTCCCATATTTTTCTGACATCCTTCACACGTATTTCGTCAATATGATGATCACCGAGTACATCATCATAACTAACAACCAATGAATTCATAAAGAATTGATTTGACTCATCAACATTAGTAGAATCAAACGATATACTTGTAGGGTTATTAATCGTTTCATTGTATGGTGTATTACCTGGAGTACTAGGGTTATCTTGACTATCTCTACCAACATCCTTTGTACCTATTAAGCTACCTGAATGAAATACTTCAGTTAGTAGCTTTTCATTCTGTTCGAAAAAATCTTTGCTTAGCGTCTTAAATGAATACTTACCTGCTCTTGTCTTTTGAAGAATGCCTTTAACAGGAGTATCACCATCTTTAAAGTAGTAGTACTGTAGTAAGTAATAAATCAGGTCAAGGTATCTATAGTTTATGGATGGCACGAATGGATCTGCAACACTTAATACAAAATCACCAGGTTCAAACTTACCATCTATAGTAAACTTAAACTCCTTTTCAAGTATGTCTTTAAGTATATCTCCTGCCTTACCGCTATACTTTTTCCCGTATGGAAATTTCTGACGCATAAGCTGTTCTGTCTCATCGCAGAAAATATATGTCTTTTTGTTCTTAATAGGTGTACCATCATCTACAATATTATTTTCACCGATAATTGTATATGTACCGCTTATTTTTGCTTTTGAACTCTCGTTCTCTAACAGAAACTCTAACTTATCCGTGCCATCGCCTCGGTATAGGAATGTACTCTCGATGAAATTATCAGGGTTAGCTATAGTGATGGCACCATCAGCAAACGGATCAAATATATTTTCAAAATAAACAAGACTAATTACTGCAGGATCGGTAATACTTAACTCACCTGTACTGTTTGATATTTTATACTTGTATTTGTATGTAACACCGTTAAGTTTAGTAATGCCTTCCATTGTATATAATTATATCAGTTATTTGTTGAAGGACAGTGGGTATTATCTCAGGCTTAATATATTGGATTTGTGTCCCTCCTGGTACAACAAATATATTATTACCTAATTCTTGTCTATTGAGAAGGTATATCAACCACCATAATTTCATATCACCGTAAATTTTATACGATAAAATTGTCATGGGAAGATTTGACCTAACATCATAAAAAGCTAAATATTCGTCGTCTATATTTGAAGGTATCTCTATCTTTTTAAGAATATTGTAAAAGTAAAAATTCTTATCCTTATCTTTTGCTTCAAACACTTTGAATATTCTCTCGTAGCTCGCTATATCAAGAGAGCTTAAAGATGGTATATTATTTTGATACTCTCCAAGTGCTATACTCATTGTAATTGATCAGTGTATTGTGATTTATATTCGCGTGGCTCTGTATACAACGATTTAAATGTTATAGCAACTCTATACCCTTCAGGTATAATCTTTTGGTCGACTATCTTACGTTGACCTATTAACTTTACATTTACATCAGCAGATGCCCATCTTATTTTTCTATAACCAGGTACTGTTACCTCCCATATAGCGGCAGGCTCAACAATATTAGCACCTTGTCTGCTTAGCTTGTTAATTTCTATTAATCGTGAGATAAGCTTGTAGTTGCTATTATAATCGCCATCACTAAGTGTGTTTATCAGGCCAAATTCTATCGTTACCGCTGCTTCTCCAAGATTGGCATAATCAAAATACTTAGGTGGTTCAAACAACGCACCTGGCTTACCAGATGCTATAGCTGCAACTTGCCCTATTGTAGTACCGACTGTACTCGCTATATCTTTTATTGCTCCAGCTGTATTCGCTCCGAATGATTGTGTTCCATTCGTAGAACCTACATATGTATCGCCCCAGGATGTACTAGTCTGTCTAACATCATCATTAAAAAATGGAAAAATCCATCTATCTTGCTCTGAACCGGAAGTATCGTGAAGACTATCGTAATACTTAGTACCACCTTGCAGTTTTTCTAAGTCAGCCCAACGCTTTACAGTTGCAACAACATCATTATTCTTTATCAAATATGACTTTGCATATATACGCGGGACCTCTTCTAGATATGAACCATTTACAGTAGTCCATTTATATTGTTTATTGTTAGCTATATTATACTCGCTCATATTTGTTTGTATTAACTAATAGCATATGGCGAACGGTCATACATACCACGACTTGTAGATGTACCAGTATCGAATGCACTAGAAGAAAGGTCTACATTACCCTGTGACCCAGAGTTATTTATAATAGTCGGTTTTATATTCTTTGTAGCTTGTAACTGCATTTCAGCTATATTTAACATGCTTAGTAAGGTTTGATTTTGTTTTTTGAGTAATTCAATATGAACCTTACGATATACAGTCGTGCTCTTTACTCCATCGAAAAGATCTGCAGTTGCTGCAGCTCGATAATTTTCGTCCTGCGTCTGATTTTCTTTTTTAGCAAACGTAAATTTATTTTTAACCATATCAGTAATCTCGCTCCCGATATTTTTAATTGACTGAAACGCAACAGATGTAAGTATTATATTACGTGCCGTATCTAGGGCATTTACTACAAACGATTGGATTGCTTTAAATGCTGAGCTAATACCGTTTTTAGCTACATCTATAACCCCGCCAATAAACGACTGTGCTTTTTCCATTATAGCTGAAGCACCGTTTTGAACTGCTTCTGCTGTTGAACTGACAACGTTAGAAAGACCCGATGGCTCACCGCTTTTATCATCTAGAATACCTAGCCATTCAAGAGGCTTTCTAAGAATACCAGGTAATGCTTTTAGTTTAGACTTAATAAATTCTTTAACTTTTTGAAGAAATGGTACTGGTTTTGGAGCACTAGGCGTTTCATTATTTTCTTCTGAATTAAATAAGCTGTATAACCACTCTACACCACCGATAATCTGCTCAGTAAGTGCTGGTGGTAAGAAGATAAACATACCTTTAATTAATTCTCTTATACCTGTACTATAGTCTCCTGACATAATAGCTTGTATACCTTTATAGATAGACATAAAGTTACCTATCACTGGTATATAAGGCAATGCCTTTGTAACAATAGGACCTATTATTGTCTTGAGATAGGCCATTCCATTTGAAAAACTGAAACTTAGTGTACTTTTCGGTTTATCTTTTTCTTCTTTTGGGGCTTTGAAAATATCATATAATAACAATGCACCATCTAGAATATACGAAGCTATATTACCTACGCCTGGTATAAAGTCGAGGATTGCAGATACAAATTCTACAGTACCTGCAAGCCATTCACCGTCTCTAAATCTCATAAAAGATAATGCAAGACCAGCAACGCCTCCAATAAATGGAACCCACTTTAATGTCTTAAGCAATTTTGCACCTATTGTCGAAGTAAGCTTTTTAAGAACACTAAAAATAGCTTTAGTTGCATACTTACCGCCTTTTACTACAGCTGAAACCATGCCTGTATCACTACCCTTTTCTTCGGATATATCATACAACAACATCGCACCATCGATTATTAATGCTAAAGGAAGACCGACACCTGTTAAACTCAGTAAAGCTGATACAAGTTCAAGTGTACCTCTTACCCAATCACCATCTTGAAATCTCATGTAAGCAAAAACAAACCCTGCTAATGCTCCTATAAAGGGTATAAATTTAATTCGCTTTAAAATACGAGCTCCAATTTTACCTGCTGTACCTTTTAGTAGCTTAAGAAAAGAAGGTAACTTCGTAATAGCTTTCATTACAAATCCTCCTTCACCGCCAAACATCTCCCATATAGCTACAGCAGCTGCAAGTGTTGCTGCTACCATACCTAATAGCCCCAAGCCTTCCTTTACTGTAGGATCTTTTGACTTCTCATCTGTAGGAGGTACAGCAGTTCGCTGAGCTTTAGATATAATTGTTGATGGTTTAGAAGTATCTACACCAGATTTAACTTCTTTCTCTACAGTAAAGAAAGCTCTAGCCCACTCTAACCCAATATTGTACGCTCTTGTCTTCTCATTAGAATCAAGAATAGCTTTTACTGGTGGTAGCTTATTAAATGTAGATGTAGAACTAGGTACTATATTTTTTGCAACAGAGCTCTGATCTCCTTGAGCACTATCGATGCCGCCTGGCATCTCAAGTCTCTGCAATATACCACGAAGACCATTCATTAGGCCTTCGAACATAGCTATGTTATCTGTTGCAGTTTTTGCCACATAAATATTTAGTCAGCATCAAAGAAACCCGGGTTGATTTCAATAGTAACGCCATTGATCGTCAACAATTCTTGTTCTTCTTTTCTTATTGAATCAATAAGACTTACAACCTTTTTGTTAAGAGCGAGAGGTATAGACTCTACTACTGATACACACTCTCTAAGTTTTAACTCACTAAAGTTCACTACAGATTGTCCTAGTGATACACTCTTAATGTGCTTAATTAATTCATAGATGTAAATACTACCAATATTTTTCGAATTATTATCACCGTTACGTTTTATCTCATCTTCTAGCTTTTTCGTTACTTCAGTTTCCCAAGATAAAGACGGTACTTCGGCTTGAACAGTAATGCCTTCAAATTCAAGTTCATTACTAAGTGATGCCTTAAAGGTATGAGACTGTAGTTTTTCAACAACTTCAGAAATATCTATTGAATCTTCCTTGTACTTATACTTCGAGCCAAGAGAATTAACTCGTAGTTTTAATATAACAGCTAACTTATCATGCTGTGTTAAATCTTTTAACTCTGTGTTATTTGTAACAATATCATTAATAATACGTGTAAACGATATTAACCCAGCTACACCATCTCCAACGCAAGATATAATATCTTTCTGCTGTTTGAGACTTAGTGGTTTTACTTCAATAGTTTTACCTGTTGAAGGCAAAGTCATCTTAATACGATTACTTGTTGCATTAAGCTTATTAATAAAATCAGAGATATCTTGTGACATATAAATCTATTTACTACAGTGGCATTGTATTGCCAGCATCACCAGCTTTGTTTTCAGCGGTGTACTCTTTTAAGTAAAACTTGATATCTAACATAGTAGAATTCATTAACATAGTAGAATCAACACGTTTTGAGATGTGATAGATAATTTCTCTACAGTTATCAACAGTGTACTCACTTAAGACATACCTAATAAAGTTAAACACATCACTAGTAAACAAGTTAATCTTAATAGGATCGGGTAGGCTTGATGAACCCTTAAACAGTGTAACTGCCATTGTGTTTGATGTTAAATACTTCTTTATCTCAGCAAATACAGATGAAGGTAAAGTAGTGAGTATTTTATCTTGCGAATCCTGATCTAACTGAGAAAAATTTATTGACATCTCATCTACATCAATTGTCTTTATAATTGATTGAATATCAGTGAGAATCGTGTTCGAATTAAACAGAACATGAGGTATATCAAGACAAATTTTAATATTATCTACACTAACAGTATGAGTAAAATCATCTATAGATTCTAACGCTTCAATGAGTGTATAAACCGGAATACTTACATTACCTGTTTTTGATGAAAGAACTATTTCTTCATCAAAGAATAACTCTCTAGCTTTAAGTATAATATATAGCTTATCTACGCAGTTTAATGAAGCTATATTAAATTCTCTTTCTATATAGTTAATCAACCCAACAGTATCTTCAGCATACTGTAATCTAGCAAGATCAATTACATGTTTGAATGTAATTACCGGTAAACTAACAACTCTTTTAGAGTGTGGTAGAACTACTGAAAACATATTAATATTGTGTTACTTTATAATCTCTATAGCCAAATGTAACAGTCTTGGATTTAAAGTCGTCACTTGTATAATTGATTTGCGAGCCTTCAGAGTTTGTAGGAAACGCATCATAAAATACATATTCCTTTCTCTTTGACATATCTCTACCGTATTGCACAACATTGATCGTTGCTTTGAGATTCGATTTTATTAGACCATCAATACCAACAGCTATTATCCATGGACGGAATAAAGCAGCCTCTATATCTGTATGTGTTTCTAGAAAGTTAATAGTGACATTACGAGATAAAAACCCTGTACGCTTTGTTGACCCGTATCCAGCCATAAAAGCACCTGTCGCTTCACCAGAGTTTATTTCTGTGATCTCCACACTTTCAGATGGTAATGATACTTCTTGAGCTACTAGAATATTTCCTAGAGACTTATCAGTCCATAATGTACTAGCATTTACCTTCCATCCGCTATATGTATCAACTTTTCCTAGAGCGCTGTTAATTGCTCCAACTACACTCTCATCAGAAAGAGTGACAGTCCACATAGTTTGTAGTGGGATAAAAAAGTTTCTATCAGTGGAAAACTTACTTAGGAATGACTGAACAGGTGATGCCATATACATTTATTTAATACAAAAAAAGCTCTACGACAAGGAAGTCGTAGAGCTTTGTACTAATTCTCTGTTTTTAAGAGAATTCGTCGTAGAAGTGATACGCAATAGTAGTGGTAAGCTTAAGAATCTCACCAGTACCATCAGCGATACTATGATCAATCGGGTTAATGTTTCTTATAGAAGCACCAATGAGATTAATTGTTGAAATTTCATTAAGCTGTCTATCGAGAACAGAAAGAACGATTACGCTCTCTCTACCAGGCATTTGATACTCACCAGTCGATGTAGCGTCATTGAATACTGTACGAGATGCATTTTCAAGCTTTTTACGCAATTCAATTTGCTCGTCATGGTAGAACTCAATCTGATAACCTTCAGAGCCAGGGTACTCAGAAGCACCAGGCACGTTGAAGTTTTGACCGAAGTATTTTGCTTGCTTATTACCAATGTTACGACCTGGAAGCTGGCCCGATCTTGCATAAACAAGATCGTCGTTGCCTACGAAAGTCTGACCTGCAATAGTGATTTGCTTGATACGAAACAAAAAGTCTCTGGCAAATTGCTTATTTGCAGCACGTTGGAAGAAGTCGGTTATAGTAGTTGCCATATATTATTATTTATGAGTTAGTTAGATTAGCCACCGATAATTTCACGGAAGTTAGTATCAGTTCTAGTTGCGATGAAGTTAAGTAGAATGAACTCGCTTGCACGTACAGGTTTAATGTAGAAGTCAACTACCAGTTCGTTATTATCAATAACTTGTGGTGTATTGTTTCTTTCATCGCACACAATCAAGTAATCGTATACACCTTCTGTGTTCTTAGCTCTATCAAAGATAGGTATAAGAGCATTAACAAGTCGTGTACGTGTAAATGTTGTGTTAGGTTCAAATACGAAGAACTGTGATAGTTTCTTGGAAGGTCTCTCGAGAGCTAAGAACAATCTACGAACATTAATTCTGTCGAACGCACTAGGCTTACGGCTAAGTGTCTTTTGACCGTAGATAACATTGCCCTGAGCAGGGAAGAATGTTACTGGGTTAAGATTTACTTTGTAAAGCTCATCACGTTGTTTCTGATTTGGTGTTGAAGCAAGCTCAAGAGCATTTGTCACAAGACCATTTGTGAAACCAGCAGGAGCAATCCATGGATATCTAGCAGCGTCATTTCTAACTATTGCTGCAGCAGCAAAACCAGAGAATGGAGCCCATACTTGTTGACCAGAGTATGAATCATATACCTTCGACCAGTTTGCATAAGCAGCAGCATATGATGTATTAGCTGTGCTGAACAAGTGTCTAAGTGCCCAGTAAATGTCTCTTTGATAGATTGAATTCTTATTAGCTGCAATCTTATTGTTTGTACCAGTTACGAAGATATGACGTAGTGGGTCAGCAACAAACATACAGTCACCACGACCACCACCGATATAACCAGGCGAGCAGAAGTTTGCAAACTTGTTAAAGATTGTCATGTAGTTGTTACGAAGTGTAACACCATCGTTGCTCGGTGTACCTGTTGTTCTTAGACCAGATACTTGAGTTGATAGATTGCTGTTATAGTTAGTCTCGTCGTAGTATGCAGTTTGAGCACCAGAGGCAGCAGCGTAAATTGTACCTAGACCAGCTTCAACAACAAGATCTAATTCATAGATATCGTCGTTACGAACCGAATCAAGTGCACGATCAAGCTTAGTTGGAATATCTCCAAGATCTTTTGTATTAGCTGCAACACCTGTATAAGCACCTAGCGGATAAAGGTTATCAGCAAAACCTAGAGTAGCAACAAGCGAGTTAAGTGTGCTTGTTGATACACCTGAAGTTGTTTGATTATTGTTATCGATAAGAGACTTTGTCAACACACGAACTTTCTTAAGTGGAACTCCATCTACACCAATCGAAGATGTACCAAGTCTGTTAGAGATAAAATCATTAACAAGAACTGTAGTGTTGCGTGAGTTTTCATCAGTGCTTTCTAGGAAGTAACTAATAGCAGGACCGCCTTTTTCGTCATTGATAGTTTTGAAGTAATCAATCGAACCAACTACTTTTTCGTCGAGAACATAATCAAGCTTGAATGCTTCAGTTGAGAAAAGCGATTTACGAAGCTTAAACACACCGATATTAAGTAAATCAGCATCTTGAGTTTCGCTTGGTTGATAATCAGTAAGATTCTCCATCACTTGCGAAATACTGTTCGAAGCGCCATTAACTGCTGCAGTAAGTTGGAACTGAAGTGTACCTGTTGGAACAGGAATGTATGTCGCTGTAGAAGTTAAGCTCGAGTTGAGTGTGTTAACACCTGTAATACTATTAAATGCTGTACCAGGGTTAAGATTGAAGTTATCACCAATACCAATATAGTAACCTTCAAACTGATCGTTAATCGCTGTTTGTGATTTATTGAGAACAACGACACCAGCTTTTCCGAGGTCGCCAAGAGTACTAAAAGATGTACTAGCAGAAGCAGACCATGTAAACGCAGATCCTTCAATAATTGACTGATACTGTGTGTCAGTCAACTCCATGTGTGTTGGTCTACCTAAAACATATGTACCAGCAGAAACACTGAGAGTTGCAGAAGTAGCACTAAGGTCAGAGGTAACAGTAGAAACTGGGTATACAAGAGCGGAATACTTTGTTGTGAATCCGCTACCACTTCCAAGGCCATATGGCAATCTTGATGTATAAATGTTTGCTGGAGAGTTAAGAAGCTCTCTCACTGTGTGATAGAAGTATCTTTCTGCTGAGTTAGTAGGAGTACCGTAGATTAACTCAAGTTCATCACGTGTTGTGATTTTAAGCACTTCATCTGATGGACCTTGATTTGCAAAGCCTGTTACGAATACTGTTGTTCCAACATTGTTTGGAGCTACGAGTGATAAATCGCGCTCGCGAACTTCCACACCTGGTGACAAAATTGTTCTTGTTGACATATATGATTATTTATACGTCTTCAGATTTTTTTTGTCAGAACGCTAGCTTTTCGACATGCATCTGAGAATATACAAAGGTAAATCCGCTAGTAATTTCACCAGATTCTTGATAATTGTAATCGATAGTATTAATTGATGTCGGAAACGCTTTTGTATACTTAAAAGCAATTTTTTTATTGTTGTATTCATCAAGACCATAAATGGTCATATCAGTTTGGTAATCACTAAAATTAGAATCAATTTGAATATTTTGAGCATTATATCTGCCCTCTGTTTGATCGTGAAGTAGGTTTAACCACTGATAAATCACCCAGTAGTTGTTGTATTCATTATCTATGTTAAATTTTACATTAACAGGCGGATATGAGTTTTTAGAATGTGAAGAAACATACAGTGTATTACCTGCATATCTATTCTCAATTGCAGGTACAGTTATCTCAGGTACCATACTACCAAATATCGAGAACTGAACAGCATCTGGTTTAACAGACCTACCATCTTCCTCGCTTCTTAGTGTATTTGAGAATGTCTTTAAAATTGGAGGTAGATCGAACACAAGTAAAAACTTATCTACTCGCGACTTATTTAAAATTGATTGTGGTAGTGTATTAACCATTGCTATTATTTATAGTGACATCCATCCCTCTTGTTGTAACCATTCCATTTCAGCTAACTGCTCGGAATCCCCCATACCGAATACAACAGGTGACAGATATGTATTACGTTCACCTACAATCTCAAAGTCATTATAGATAGATGTTGGATCTTCAAACAAAGCAACTCCGTAATCCATTGGAGTAATTGAAACTGGCTTACCGTGGTCATCTAACTCTAGAATCTCGAAATATCTTTCAGTTAATTCTTTTTCAAGTATAAACAAGCTATAAAGCATAGACATAACTCTATCATCATGGTAGCCTCCTTTTGCCTTCCATGACCCGTTTGGGTATCTAATAAAGTCTTTTAATTCCTTAAGAGTTTCAATATCAACAATAGTAACAGCTCGCATATCGTTGATAAAGTATCTCATATTCATTACACCTTTATACTTGGTATTAGTATGAGCTATCATACCCATTTGCGGTTTTGCTCTATTAGCAATTTTAGCACCATATGACACTACCTTTTCGTAGCCCATATCAAAGGCTAGTCTATCAACAACTTGCGCACCGCAGTTATTGCGTTCAACAAGAGCTAAAGGTGATCCCCAGTTTTTAAGAACAGTATAAAGCTTATTAGAAAACTCTAACGGCGGTATGTGTCTATTATGATACACTGCTACTTGTTTTATATCTCTTATATCAGTTATATCGAATATTTGAATAACTGATGCATCTATTCCTACTCCCTCTGATACATCGACTCCTGCAACATACACTTTAGATGGGTCTGGCTCTTCCCAGATTTTATAGTTTCCTTCATCTAATACAATTTTAGGCTCTGTACACTTTTGTGACATTTCTGCAAATAGAGCTTCATCAATAGATGATTCGCCGGAATTGATAAAAATACAACAAAACTCCTGTAACCACGCCTCTGCAGAACCAATAGCTTGTTTTGTAATAGCAGCCCACTTTTCGTCTCTACCTGGGACCTCGTCCCACATAATCCTGTCGTGCCCCCAGCCATTTTCACCTTTTTCGGCACCATCGTATATGTTATGAAATAAGTTACCAGTACCGTTAGCAGTCGAACAAATAAAGACCTTAGATTTCTTAGATGAGGTAATAATAGGAAACACCGATTTCCAGAACTCCTCAACAAGGTGAGATTCAATAAACGCGCACTCGTCAATAATTAGAAGGTTAACAGACTGACCACGAGCTGCAGTACCAGTTGTAGTTGTGATACCTATACGACTTCCATTATCTAGTGTCATCGATGTCTTACCATACTCTTTAACACCAGGCTTTAACCATATTGGAAGTTCTTCGAATGCCATTCTTACACGTTGAAAGATCTCAATTGCTGTAGCTTCTTTGTTAGCAACTAGAAGTATTCTTTGATCATTCATAAAGCATGCATACCAAAGCATGTATATGGTCATAATCGTACTCTTACCAATCTGTCTAGATGCTAATAGAATAAAGAACCTATTATCTCTCATCTTACGTATAACTCTTTTCTGACACGTATGTAGCTTAATTGTTTCTCTACCTCTATCAAGGTTAATAATAAAGAAGAAATTTTCAGCGAAATATAGAATGTTTTCTCTAGCTTTCTTAATCTCTTTAATCATCCATGGCTCGTACTGAATAACAGCGTCTGCTGCAGGTAGATTAGGATTTCCAAGATAGTATTCTGTTTTATCTGACTTTTTGGCCATATAGTATAAATATACTTATGTCAAAACAAGACTTTTTTAAACTTGGTGAAATATATAGTAACCAGCTCAACAATATTAAACACAAAATTGTAACTGAGCAAAAGCATCAGGGCAAAGTGAAGCCTGGTGAAATCGGTGAAGCACCTCTTATTAAAGGTGGTCCAGATTCAACAGATGGATATGTTAAAGATCTCATCGATAAGAAAAACAAAAAGATCAAGGATGATAACCTTTATGATATCGATAATTTATCTCAAGATGAAACATCTGAAGAGACAGAAAAAGAAACTAAGTCAAAGAAATTGACAACAGAATCACAAAAAATAGCGAGAAGAAGTATAAATAAATTTATGAGAAAAAAATCTTTGTTTGATAGACTCTACGAAAATGTT